TGGTCACCGTCTCGCCTTCCGCCGTGCCCGTTTCCGTTTCTGCCGCTGCTTGGCCTTCACGTCGGCCACCATGGCCGTCGTGACCCGGCGGCCCTCATGGCGGGTCTGGAGGATCTCAGCGGGAGGCATCATGCCGTGCAGCCTCGAGAAGTCGTAGCAGAACCGGCACTGGTCGCCCCGGTAGCGGGCTTCGCAGACCCCGATCGTGGAGAGGTGCCAGGAGCACCACTGGTCGTCGGTGGCCGTGTCGTCGACGGTCTTGCGGCGGTGGGCCCACAGGTCGAGGAGGATGAGGATGGTGTCGGCGTCGGTCTGGAGCTGGCGGGCGGCGGCGGCGAGGTTCTCGTGTTCGGGTGGCCGTTGGGGCCGGTCGTCGAGGTCGAGGCCGGTGGTGCCGCCTCGGGTGGGTTCGAGGGGGCGGGCTGGGATCCCGGGGAGGGCGTCGCGGGTGGCCCGCCAGAGGTGTTCTCCGGCGGTGCATCCGGTTCGGCCGCAGGTGCAGGGGGCGGCGAGGCGGGTGCCGAGGAGGGTGATGGTGGCGGCGAGGCGTTCGAGGTCGGAGGGTCGGATGGGGCGGGGTGGGTGTGCCGTCATGCGACGTCCTGGCCTGTCAGTCTCGTCATGGGACGGATGGTACTGCAGGGGCAGTGGTGCCCATGGTTACGGGTGGAGGCGGCCCGGTGCGGTGGTCTCGGCCGGGTTGGGCCTGGTGGCTCCCCAGACGGTGGCCCCGGCCATGGTGACGGCGGCGGCGGTCCAGAGCCAGAACCGTTGCTGCTCGGTGAGCCACCCGGCGCCCGCCATGAGCCACACTCCGGCACAGAACGCCCGGACGGACCGCCAGCGCATCAGTAGGGCTGTTCCATTCGCCAGAGGGGTGCGTCGGGGGCGTAGTAGCCGATGATGGTCAGGTGGGTGTGGAGGGCGGCGGCGAGACACGCCGGGCACCACGTGATCGTGGGGTGGCCGTGCTGGCCGTTGGTGGCGACCACGGCGGCGTAGAGGTCTTCGGGGGTGGCGTGGCCGTTCCCGGTGACGGTGAGTCCGCAGAGGGTGTCCCAGGCGGACCACCCGGGTGTGCCTCCGGTGGCGGCGTGGAACCGTGAGTCGTCGTCCTGCTGCTGGTGTTCCATCAACCAGGGCATGTCGCGACCTCCACGTAGCTCCACCTGGGCCAGGTCGACCGGGCCAGCCACCACATCGCGGCCCGGGTCTCCCACGAATCGGGCCGTTTCGGCGCTGCCCGGCCGAGGTAGATCGCATCGAGCCACCGGTGTGTCCTCATGCCACCGGCTCCAGCTCTACGAACTCGACTCCGCAGCGGCGGGCCACGTCGTAGAACTCGCCCCACCGGGCGGCACCGGGTCGGGCGACCTCGACGACCCGGAATCCACGGGTGCCCTCCAGGCGCCGGGCGGCGCTCTGGACCGGTATCGCCTTCCGTGGGTCGATCCCGTGGCGCCGACACAGCCTCACCGCTGTTTCCATGGTGTCTCCGACGACGAGGTCCACGGCGAGGTCCTGGCGGGTCATGGCCGCCGGCCGAGGTGCCAGACTACGGCCCGGGTCTCCCAGTCGTCGGAGCGGGCCAGGCCCTCGTACCAGGCGACAACGGCCCGCACGGTGGGGGCGTTGGCCTCCCACCAGTCAGCGAGGATCGCTGTGACCCGGTCGGTGATGGCCTGGCAGCGCTCAGCGAGCGTGACGAACGGGTCGGGGCTGGTGGCGGCGAGCTGGGTGGCCATGGCCACCATGGTGCCAGACGCGGCACCGCCCCGGGCCGTGGTGATGGTCCCGGGGCGGTGGATGAGGTCAGGTCAGACGGTCGGCCCGGTCGGCGAGGACCAGGCCCACGGCGGCCACAGCGGCGAGGGCCACGGCAGCGCCTGCGGCAGCGGCCAGGAGGTGGCTCACGACTCCAGCACCGCCCGCCGGATCGCTTCGACGTCGAGGTCGGGGTCGGCGGCCTCGGCGACGAGGATGAGCCAGGTGGCGTGCACGACGGCCTCGGTCGGGGTCATCTCGTGCTTGGGGAGGACGACGACCACGTGGCCGGCTTGACCCCCAGCGAGTTGAGCGTTGCTGATGTCGATCTCGGCCTGGGCGGCCCGCTGGTCCAGTTCCGTCCGCCACCGGTCGAGGTCGTCGGCGGTGGCGCCGGGGACCCGTTCCCACAGCTCGTCGAGTGTGATGCCGGCACCGGGGTCAGCCATCGGTGTCCTCCCGGTCCGCTCCGAGGGTGGATTCGAGGTCGATGAGGCGGAGCGTGACCGACGTGAGGTCAATCACGACCCGGGACACGTCCCCAGCGGCCAGGGCGCCCTCCAACGTGCCCATCAGGGCAGTGTCGGCGTAGAGCGCTTCGCGGGCTTGTTCGAGCTGGGCCATGATCACCCCGATCCGGGCCCCGTGGGGGGTCTCGTCGGCGCAGTCTGCGACGGCGGCCATCATCTGATCGACGGTGCTCACCCGGCCGCCTTCGGGGTCTTGGGGCCCTTCGGGTCGGCCTCGTACTCCTCCCGGAGGTACAGCTCGACGAACTCGATCGTGGGGGCGGGGTCCTGGCGCAGGGCGATGACCTTGCGGGCCAGGTCCCGACCCCAGATCCCCCGGTCCCGCTGGGTGATCTCGGTTTCGCGGTAGGCCTTGTAGAGGTCTGCGACGTCTTCCATTGCCTCGTGGTAGATGCCCATGAGGTCCTCCTCTGTTGGTGGGATTACGACTGGTGGGGATGCCATCTCGGCGCCGAAGTAGGCGAGGAACTTGCCCCAGGGGAAATCGAGGCCGGGGTCCGAACGACGGCCGGGGTCGAGCTCGCCGTGACCCACGAACCCGGGTTTCCCGGCCCGGTACTCGGCGGCGGTGATCCGGCGTCCGGGGACGACGACGCCGACGGTGCTCTTCACCCAGCGGGCCATGTTGGCGGCCTCGGTGGCGCCGTTTCGGAGCGCCCCGACGAACCACCGGTCGGGCAGGGTCGGCCACTGCTCGGCCTTGCACGCGAACGACAGGCCGAGGGACCAGCGGTTACCGCCGGTGCCCTCGTGGAACATCTCCCACTCGTACCGGCCGACCCGGACGATGGTGTCGGAGTCGACGACGGTGTGGTAGGAGCCGGGCCCGTCGGTGCGGGAGGCGATGAACGCGGCGACGGCCTCGGCCCCCCGATCGGGGAGGGTGGTGTCGGCCTCCACCTCGGCGGTGTGGACCACGACGGCGCCGGTCACGGCGGCCCGGCGCGGGTTCCGGTACTGGGACCGGGCCGGTGGGTGGTCCTCGAGGTAGACGCGGCTCACGGTGCGATCCCCGGTTCGTAGTCGTACTCGGCCTCGAAGTGCTCCCGCTCGAACGGGGACAGCACCAGATCGGCAATCTGCTCCAGGTACCACTGCTTGTGGCGTTCGCCGTCGGTGGTCAGGGCCATGGTCACGAGGTCGCGGACTCGTTCACCGACGCTGGGCCTCGTGGGGATGACGGTGTCGTCCGGGTGCTCCGGTGGGTGCTCTCCGAGGGGCGTGATGACGGCCCGATCGATGAGGTCCCTGGCGACGGCGGTCATGAGCCACCGGTTGTTGTCCGGGACGTCGTTCCACGGCACAGCGGTCGCTTCACGGGTCTCGTAGCCGTAGTCGGGTGCGAGGCGTTCGTAGGCCTCGTGGAAGGCCTGGGCGATGGTCTCGGCTTCGTCTGGTTCCATCAGGTGTCTCCTTCTGCCGCCACCACGGCGGCGTCGATCTCGGTCACGTAGGGCAGGGACCCCAGCGGGAGGCGGGCCAGGCCGACCGGTGGCACCGGGTCCCGGTAGTGGGTGACGTGGGCCCACCCGGCGGAGCAGATGTAGCCCTCCATGTCGGGGTGGGGTTCGTCGACCTCGGGTTCGGTGTCCCACCAGGGTGCGTAGTCGTCCGGGTCTGGCTCGGTGGGTGGCAGGTCGTTGTCGGCCGGCGCCCACTCGGTCCAGGTGTCCCAGTCGTGGAGGCGGTCCATCGGGGTGGTCACGCTGCCCCCTTGGTGCGTCGGCCACCTCGGAAGACGTCCCGTTCCTCGCCACCCCAGATCCCGTGGGTCTCGCCGACCGTGTCGGCGTGGTCGCCGCACTGCTCCCGGACCGGGCAGGACCGGCAGACCCGTCGGGCGTCGGCGACCTGGGCGTCCCAGTCCCGGCCCCTGGGGTAGAACACGGCGGGCCCCATGTCCCGGCAGGCAGCGTCGAGGCGCCACGTGTCCCCGGGCCGGATCCGGACCACGGCGGGGGTTGGTGCCGGGGGCGGTGCCGGTGCGGGGGTGAGGGCAGCGGTGATGATGGCGCAGATCAGGCGGACGGTGTCGGGGTGCCCGATCCGGCCGTCGAGGAGCCGGTCGACGGTGGGGGTCGACAGCCCGGCCCGGTCGGCGAGTTCGGTGCGGGTGGGGGCTGCGGTCACCCGGCCGCCTCCCCGGCGTGGAGCTTCACGGCCCGCTCCAAGCCCTCGACGATGGCGGCCACCGACGAGTGCCGGCGACGCAGCACGGCACCCAGGCCCGACGGGTGAGCGTCGAACCCCTCGGCGGTGCACCACGCACGGAACGCCGCCCCGATCGCCTGGGGGTACGGGTCGTCGGGCGACTGGCCCAGGCGGATCAGGTCGGGGTGGTGATGCATCGCGCCCCACGCCGCCGTGAGCGCCTTGGCGGGGGTGGCGGCCTGGGTCGCCCGGTCGACGGCCAGGGCCAGAGCAGCCGACACCGAAGCGTGGATCTCGGAGGTCACGCCGCTATCCCCTCTCGAATCGTTCCCAGCAGCTGGGACCCGATGAGCTCGGTGTAAGGGGGGGGGATCGCCTGGGACAGCTCGGCACGGGTCATCCAGTCGATGCACATTGCCTCCCTGCCCCGTTCGACACCGACGTGGTCTCGGTGGATGCGGTTCCCGCCGCCCTTCGCCTTGCCGATCACGTGCCCCCGAGTGAGGACGGTGTTGCCGAACACGGTGAGCCAGTCACCGGGATGGCCATGCGGGCAGGGGGGAACCAGCAGCGCAACGTTGGTCTCGAAGTGGCGGTGTCGCTTGACGCCGATCCCGAGCGCCCTGCCGCAGATCGTGTAGGGGTTGACGAGCGGCGCCCCCGGCACGTTCTCGATCACGTAGGGGAGCCCCGCCGCAACCACGAGCTCCCGGGTTGGGGCGATCAGATCCGGGTGGTCGTCGCGGCCGTGGATGTTGTTGGCGATGGAGTACCGCTGGCAGGGCGGTGAGGCGTGGATGGCGTCGAACGCCGTGAGGTCGACCGGTGGGCGGAGAGCGTCGGCCTGGATGAACGGGAACGGGTAGTTGGGCTGCGGGTGGATGTCGACGCCGACGACGTCGAACCCGGCCAAGTGGTAGCCCATGCCAGCACCGCCGGCTCCCGAAAAGAGATCCAGCAAGACGGGTCGGCGGCTCATGGCCCACCAACTACTGCGTGATGTCGCTCCCCTCGATGGCCCCGCTCAAGGTGAGTTCGTAGTGGTGGTTGGCGCAAAGGACCCGGAACAAGTCTGGGTTGCGTCGAACGAAAGCGAGATGTCGCGGGTGCCTGTACTGCTCGTTGCGCTGTGTTGGGATGAAGTCCACGTGGAGCCAGAGGGGGTTCTCCACACCACAGACAACGCACTTTGCCCCGAGTAGATTCAGGATCTTCATGCGGGTGGCGCGATGCTGCTTTTTCCAAACCAGCGGATCCTTGGTCTTGCGGTTCTGGTTGTAGCGCTTCATCGCATCCGGATTTTCTGACTTCCAGGTGCTGATGCGCTTGGAGTTGTGATTCTTCGCACACTGGCGAGAGCAGTGCTGTCGGTTGGCATCTCCTCGGGAGCGGACCTCGAATTCGGCGCCGCAGTGTCGGCAGGAGCGCTTCTTCGGCCACCCCCTGGCTTTCCTCTGAGCGCATCTGGCCGAACAGAACTTCTTGGTGGTCCGCTGGGCGGGGACGGTGCGCCCGCAGTACCCGCATTCTATTGTCATAGCCATACTCGTACTGTAGCGCACCGGCACAGCAGAACAGGTCGAGGAGGCGTGTCCAGGGCCAGTCTCCGAGCTCGTCGTGGATGGTGAGCTGGGCGTCGAGGGTGGGCCAGTCGGTCACGCCACACCTCCGAGCAGGTCGAGCTGTTCGCCGTGTTCGGTGACGGGTGACGCCCCGGTCCGGCCCAGTGATCGCCAGCACTGCTCGTAGCGGGGTTCGTAGAGAGCCCGGTTGGCGGGGTCGAGGTCGATGCCGATGGCGTCCCGGCCGTGGATGTCCGCTACGGCGAGGGTGGTTCCGGCTCCGGCGAACGGGTCGAGGACGACGCCGGGCCGCCAGTCGTCGTGGCCGCAATCGGACCAGCCGATGGTCGGTGCGTGGCGGGTGACGCTGGTGTTGGCCTGGCTGCCCTTCCGCCACTGGTTGACACCCGCATCGTCCGTCACCCGCTCCCCGGCGCTCATCGCGTCGTGGGCGCCGCCCCGGTAGTGGCTGGACGGCTGGTACTCCGCCGGCCCGACGATCCGTCTCGATGGTTCCCCGCAGGTGCGGCACACCCGCTCCGGTGCCATCGACAGGATCAGGCGCTCGGCGAGCCGGGGTGGCCACATGGCGTAGTGGGCCAGGTTGCTGCCTTGGGTGTTGACGAGCCAGGCGAGGTCGGGGTCGGGGTCGGGTTCGTCCCACCAGTGATCGAGCGGCGGGGCGCCGGCGGGGTCCTGACGGATGACGTCGTTCGTCTCCCGCTCGCCTCCACGGCAGGGCTGGCGGCGGTGCTGGGCCTGCGTCTCGGCGACGCGTGGGTTCGCGGTCCGCACGGCGTCGAGGTCGAACCACCGGGTCCGGGACGTGCACGCCACCGTGATCAGCGACGACGCCGGCCGGAACTTGTCGCCCAACGCACCGACCGGCGGGTTGCTCCTCGCCCACGTGATCTTGTTCCGCACGATCCACGGCTCGAACACCATGTCGGGATCGAGGAGGTTCCGGCCGTAGGCGAGGCTGGCGCCGAACAGTTCCGGGGTGAAGCACGCCGACTTCGCCGGCGGGCAGCCGGTGTGCGCCCGGGCCCGGGCCGCTGACCCGTTGAACCGGCGCTGCCCGTCACGGAGCCCGCCCTCGGCGTAGTCGCCGCCAGCGCCACCCGATCCGGCGTAGGTGTCGCCGAGTTCGAGCACGAGGGAGCCGTGCGGGGTGAGGACCCTGCGGATCTCGCAGGCGAGGGCCAGGAGGTTGCCGAGGAACTCGGCTGGGGTGGGTTCGCTCCCCCACTGGCCCTCGCAGCCGTTGTAGTCCCGGAGGTTCCAGAACGGCGGGGAGCAGATGGCGGCGTCGACTGATGCGTCGGGGAGGGTGTGGATGACGTCGAGGGCGGGGCCGGTGAGGTGGGTGACGGTCACGCCGCCCCCTTCGAGGTGCCTCGGTGGGCGGGGCCGAGGGCCTTGAGCTGCCGGGCCGAGTGGCCGCCCCACACGCCGTGCTCGATCCGGTGGTCGAGCGCCCAGGCCAGGCACTGCTCCCGGACGGGGCAGCGGTGACAGACCGCTTTGGCCTCGGCGGTCTTGGCCTGCATGCGCCGGTCGTCGGGGTCGGGGAAGAACAGGCCGGGGTCGAGGCCGGCGCACGCCGCCTGGGTGCGCCACGCCTCGTCGTCGGTCCGGGTCGGGCCGTAGCCGAGGCGGCGGGCGGCGTCGAGGACCCGGCGCCGGGTTTCGGGGAGGTGGCGGCCGGTGCCGTGGAGGACGTTGTGGACGGTGGGGCGGGACACGCCGGCTTCCCGGGCGATGTCGGTGGTGGTGGGCATGGGGTAGGGTCCTGTCTGGTTGGCGTGGGGGCCGGGGAGGGTCGTAGGGGCTCCTCTCCGGCCCTTCGTGGTGTCTGGGGGTGTCTGTGCGTCTCGGGGTGTCGGAGGCCCGTAGGGGGGCGCTGTGGGGCTGTGGCGGGGCGTCACGGCCGGCGTCCGCTGGTGATCGCGGGGAGTTCCATGGTCCGGTCGAGGCGGTTGATGACGATCGGGCCGGTGATGTCGGCGAGCGCCCACCGGGTGTCCCGGGCGGCGGCCAACTGGTGTTCGAGGTCGACGACGATGTCGGCGGCCCGGTTGAGGGCTGCGTCCCTCCGTGCGATCTCCCGGTTGAGGGCGGCGACGGTGGCGGTGAGCTGGTCGATGCGGCCGGCGGCGAGGCGGGCGGCTCTCTCGGCGACGGCGGCGTCGGCGGTCTGGTCGGCACGCCACCGGTCTCGGCGGTGTGCGAGGTGGTGGTGGAGGGCGACGAGGACGGCGAGCCCGGCGGTGGCGCCGACGGTGGCGAGGAGGATGAGGGCGGCGGTGATCACGACGCCTCCAGCTCCAACTGCTCGGCCTGGTCGACGTGGCGGAACTCGATCCGGCGGACGAGCTCACCCGGCTTCGGTTCGCCGTGCAGGCGGTACCACACCGACAGGAACTCGGCCCACGACTCGAACCCCTCCCGGCGGGCCTCGGTGTCGTCGCCGGCGTCGAGGCGGATGACCTCGTTCGAGGTGATCTCGATTTCGCCGATCACGACCTGGCGCTCGCCGGCGGCGAGGCCCATGCCCTTCTCGATCGCGACGACCCGGTCGCCGGGGGTGAGGTGGCGCCACGTGGCGGGGTCGCGGCGGGTGACGGTCTTCGAGCCGGCCCACATCTGCTCGGTGGTCGCTGAGAACGACATGCGGCGGGGCATCACGCCACCGCCCCGGGGGCCGGCTCCAGCTCGGCGCCACCGGTGAGGGCCTCGATGGCCGCCTCGGTGCCGGGCTGGGCCCACGGGTGCACCAGGACCGGGGCGACGCAGGCGACGGCCACCCCGCCGGTGACGGCCACGACCGGGGTGCTCTGCGGGCCGGTCTCCGTGCTCGGGTTGGCGTGGACCTCGTCGGCGTGGCGGAGGGCGGTGCTGAGGGCACGGTCGATGGCCCAGATCCGTCCGGGCCGTTCGGGGTCGCCCCACAGGTCGAGGGCGATGATGTCGCCGCAGGGAGCTCCGGCGGACCAGGTGGCGGGCACGGAGCCGAGGTGGATGAGCTGGATGCCTTCGACGGCGTCACGGACCCGGGCGGTGAGGATGGGTTGCTCTCGGCCGGTGGGGGTGGCGACGGCGATGGCGTGGACCTGGTTGGCGTCGGTGGTCCAGGCCCAGGTGTCGGGGATGACGATGGCGATGGCGTGGACCTGGTTGGCGTCGGTGGTCCAGGCCCAGGTGTCGGGGATGACGATGGCGGTGGGGTTGGTGGTCATGGGGTTCTCCGTGGGTGTCGAGTGGTTATCCACAGGTTGTGGATGAGATGAGTGGTGTCGGCCTGGGGAAGCGTTCCCCCCATAGGGGGGGGACGCGTTCCCCGATTGGCTGCTGGGCGTTCCCCGGCGTTCCCCGCCGCGTTCCCCGCCTAGTCGGAGGAGGTTAGAAGTCATCCGTTCCCCGACCGTTCCCGGAGGTCCCGATCGGGGCGTTCCCCGAGCGTTCCCCACGGATCTGGATGGTCTGCGCCTGCCACCGCCGGTACTTCAACGCTCCGGCAACCGTGTCGGTCCGGCGGCCCTGTCCGATCCCGGTCAATGCCGCCTTGGCCGCCTTCACCGACGCGTCGAGCGGGACCGTGAGCTTGTCGAGGAGGGCGGCCACCTCGATCGACCCCTTGGGCAGCTGGGCCGACGGGTTGCAGGTGCGGTAGGTGATGACACCGTCGTCGTCCTCGGCCCGTTGCAACCCGACTTCGCCACCCATCGGGATCCACCTCGACCGGCTCTTGGTGTTCCGGAGCTTGACGGCGCCGTCGTCACCTCGGGACATGGCCCAGATGGTGTCCATCACGTCTTCCTTGCGTGACCCGCCCCGGGAACCCTTCTCCTTGTCCTTCCCTGAGTTCCCGAGCCACAGGTTGGTCACCCCGCGGCGCTTCAACGGGCCGATGGCGTGGTCGTAGAGGGCGTCGTAGACGTCGTTCGAGTTCTCCTCGCCGGAGATGCACCGAGAGATCGAGTCGACGACGACGAGGTCGGGGGCGACGTCGTCGATCCAGGCGAGCATGTTGAGTGCGTGGGTCTCGGTGTCGAGCTTCGACCAGGGCGGGTCGACGTAGTAGACGAGGTTCGACAGGTCGGAGTCGGGCCCGTACCCGTAGTCGATGAGGTGTTCCCGGAGGTCTTCCGGGGTCATCTCCAGGTCGATGTAGGCGACCTTGACGCCGGGCCCGGCCGGGTGGTCGAGGACCTGTCGGCCGGTGGCGAGCGCTGCGGCGATGTAGAGCGACAGGGACGACTTCCCCTCGGCGCGGGGGGCGTAGAGGTGGATGGCTTTCCCGGTGAGCATGATCGGTTCGCAGAGCCACCTGACGGCTTCCTGATCGACGGTCCAGAACGTGGCCCAGTCGATCGGGGAGCTTCCCGGGGCGTCTGCGTCGACCACGGCCCGGAGGTGCCGGTCGGTTTCTGGCCACCCGGCTTCCTGTTGGCGTTCCCATTCGTCGGCCGGCATCTGCCAGGACGGCCCGTCTTTGTCGGGGGGCATCACGCTGCGACCTGTCCGGGGTCGACGCCGTGGTGGTAGGCGGCTTGTTCGACCCGGTCGAGGAGGGCGGGGAGCTCGTCGGCGAGTTCCCGGAGCCTGGGTAGGGCTGCGGCCGCTCGTGTGGCGACGCCGTGGGGGTCGTGGCCTTGGTGGAGCCAGGCCCTGGCTTCGGCGAGGCGGACGATGAGGGTGGCGATGTCGGTGTGCCAGTCCCCGAGTCCGTGGATGGACAGGTCGAGCAGGGTGGCCTGTTTGGTGTTGACGATGTGGCGTTCTGTCATCGGATGTCCAGGGTGTCGGGGGTGGCTGCGGCGGGGAAGCGGTAGGAGGTGGAGGGTCCGGTAGGCATCCACCCACCCACCAACCCGGCGTGGGGTTGGTGGGCGAGTGGCTGCCGGCCGGACGGGTCAGCCGATGAGGTCGTTGACGGCGCCGTCGGCGGCGTCCCCGTCAGCAACCGGAGCCTCGGCGGGCGCCTTGTACTGGGCCTGGAACAACTTCGCCGGGTTGCCCTTGTCGGTGGGCTGCTCCCCGGAGAACTTCACGGCGAGGATCCCGCCGGTCGCGAGGTCGGTCTCCCCAGCGGCCCGGATAGCGGCGGCGATGGCCTTGGCCATGCGGGACGCGTACCCGTTGCCGTTGACGTCGGTGCTGGTGACGGGCCAGATGACGGCGGTCTCGCCGTCGTCGAGCTCCAGTGAGATCCGGAGGACCTTCTCGGTCTTGCCGTTGAAGCGGTTTTCCCGCTCCAACTCCTCGAGGTGGAGGATGCGGCCCTTGACGGTGTCGCCGATGGCGTCGAACTTGAAGGAGTCCCCGTCGGGGCCGGCGATGGTGTCGATGCTGATGCTGGTCATTGGTGGTTCGCTTTCTGGTTGTTGGCTCCGGGCCGTGTGGCTCCGAAGGGGATCTGGTTGCGGGCCTCGACGACGTCGAGAACCCGGGCGAGCTGGTCGATCTGGGCGCGGGTCGCGTCCGGGGGGAACGGTTGGGGGACCGTGTCGGGCCACCGGTTGCGGAGGTCGGTGACGGCGGCGGGGTTCCCGGCGAGGGTCCGGATCCGGTCACGGACCCACGCCGCGGTCTCGACTTCGAGGCCTGCGAACGGGTCGCCCGGTTCGGCGACCGTGAGTGCCTTGTCGTCCCGCCTGAAGGCGTAGGCCTCCAGGGCAGTCAGGTAGGCGTCGTAGCCCTCGACGAGGTCAACCCAGTGGATCCGGCACTCCGGTTCGCCCTTGGCGGGGAGGTGGATGATGGCGGCCACGTCGGTGTTGAACTCGATGCGTGGCGCCCGATGGTGTGTGGCCTCGTCGTAGGTAGCGGTGTGGTTGGCGTACGTGGCCTGCTGGATCGTGAACTTGAGCCACGACATGTACCCACCGGTCTTGACGTCGCCGACCAGGATCGACCCGGCGGGGACGTTGGCTTTCCGTCCCTTCTTGTTCCCCTTGCGGGGCGGGAACTGGAGGGTGATGTCCCGGTCGAGGGTGAGGCCTCGGTCGAACCGTCCGGCGACCTGGTTGCGGTCGTCGATCACGATCCGTTCGATCAGATCAGGGTCGACGTGTAGGCCTACCCGGTCGAGCTCCCGGACGTAGCACTCGATCCGGTCCCGCCACTCCTCGGGGATGTCGGAGACCGATCCGCCCTTGTCGACGGTTTCGGTGAGGGTGTGGATCCCGGTGCCCTCGTTCGCCGCCCGTTCCCCGCCGCCGATCTTGATGGCGTCTTCGCAGATCTCCTTGAACTTCTTCTTGTCGGTGTCGACGTCGCAGCTGGCGGCCAGGGCGCGTAGGCCTTGGTCCATGGCGATGCCCTTGGCCACGACTCGCTGCTGCCACTGTTCGAGGCTGTACCGGTTGTCGAGGACGCCTGCGATGGTGCTGGCCCTGGTGTGGGGGGCGCGTTCTCCGTTGGGGCGGGGGAGGAGGTACCGGTCGTACTGGTCGAACAGTTGCGGTGGGGCGATGGAGTCGACGGCGATGGCGGTCACGGGTTGCTCCTGGCGTCGGTGGAGGACCACACCCGGCGTGCCTGGCCTCGGCCTCGGGTGTCGTAGAGGCGGACCTCGAGGCCGTCGGGGACGAGGTGGGCGAGGGTGTCGAGGTCGGGCCAGCCGGCATCGACGAGTGCCTTGTGGGTGGCGTCGAGGTACTCGGTGGCCTTGACCCGGTTGGTGCAGGTGGCGCAGAGGCGCCGGCCGAACGCCACGGCGAGGCGTTCTTCGACCTCGACCTTGTGTTCGGACCTGTCGATGCAGCCGAGGCCGGGGAGGTGGTAGACCTGCGAGGATGCTTGGGTGCCGGTGTAGAGGTTGGTGTACTCGGCGTTGATGATGAGGACGGTTCGGGAGGCGGTCACAGCGCCACCCCCGGGGTCGTGGCAGCGAGGGGGCGGGCCGTGGCGTCGCCGTACCCGGCGGTCCGGAGGAGGTCGAGGAGGACGGAGACGGGCATCGTGGCGTACCACTCCCCCACGTCGATCTTCCCGGCCCGCTTGTGGATGACGGCGCCATGGGTGGTCTGGGCGGTGTCCAGTTCGTCACCGAGCTGGTCGACCCATCCGGCGAGGTTGAGTGCCTTCTGGTTCTTCACCTCCAGCACTAGGCCGGGGATGCCGGTGATGTCGCCGAGGGCGTCGTCGGTGCCGGCGATGCGGCGCTCGGCGGTGGGGAACCCGTTGGCTCGGAGGTGCTTGACGACCTCGTTCTCGGCGGCGGCGCCTTTGCGTCGGGATGCGGCACCCATCAGCCGACCGCCGTCTCGTAGACGAGGTCTCCGGCGTCGTTGTAGAACCGGATCATGGCCCAGGTCTCACCGTCGCCGGTGTGCCGGAGGAACGTCTCCCACCTGGTTGCCCCTTCGGGCAGCTTCCAGCCCTTGCTCTTGGTGGTGGTCATCAGTGGGTCTCCTTGCGGTAGGTGGTGGCGTCGAGGTGGTCGTCCCGGTCGTGGAGGTCGAGGGCGACCTCGAGGACGAGGGCGGCGGTGAGGACGAGGCCGAGGTAGGCGAGCCCGGCGAGGAGGACGAGGTCGGGCCTCACCGGGTCACCGCCCAGGCGATGGCGGCGCCGATGCAGGCTCCGACGGCGCCGGAGGTGAGGGCGACGACGCAGAGCCCGGCGAGGCCCATGAGGCGGTCGTCGTCCTCGGGCCAGGTGGGTGCCGGCCCGCACCGATGAACGATGGCCTTGGCGGTGATCGTGTCGTCGGGGGTGGAGTCGGGGTTGGCGAGGGTCCGGTACGCCCAGTCGCTGGCGTCACCGTGGAGGAGGTCGAGGTAGGCGACCTCGTCGTCGTTGAGGGGGAGCAGGGTCATGCCGTAGCTCCTTCGATGAGGCCGGCGTCCTTGGCGAGCAGGTGCACGACCCGGGCCAGCGCCCAGGTGATCTCACTGGCAGCGGCCTCGTCGACCATCGCCGCCTGGAGCAGGGCGCAGCACGTGTCGATGTCGCCGTTCTTGTAGGTGGCCATGAGGCGCATGGCGGTCACGGCGGGCCGGGCTTCGGGGCGGTCGTCGGGGTTGACGACGTCGCCGGTCTCCATGTCGGTGGCGATGAGGCGCCAGTCGGTGTCGTCGCCCTGCATGCCGATGTGGCAGGCGGAACCGATGAGGGTGAGGTTGATGTGCCACATCACCCGGTGCATGCCGGGGTCGAGGGCTTCCATCCGGTCGAGCGCCTCGGCGGTGAGGGCGTTGTAGCGGACCTCGTCTCGGGCACGGCTGGCGCCGACGGCGGCGAGGAGAAGTTGGGAGATCGTGACGATCTCGTTTTCGTCGAACGGCAGGTCGCTCATGCTGCGTCTCCGTCGTCGTAGCGGCCGATGATCCACTCGACGGCGTCCGAGGTGAGACCGAGCCGTTCGGCGATCTCGTCGGGGGTCCGGGCGGCCCGGTGGAGCTCGACGATGTGGAGCTCCACGTCCCACCCCAGCGGCTCGCCGGGGTCGCCGAACAGGAACCGGGCGACGGGGCCGGTGATGGCGTCCCACCAGTGCCATGCGGCGGCGCCGAGGATGGCGATGACGGCGAGCCAGGTGACGGCGAAGGTGAGGGTGATGGGCTGGAGGGCGATCACGACTCACCGTCCTTGGTGGCGGCGAAGTCCCGCTTGCGGTCGGCGAGGGACTGGATCCCCGTGGTGAGGCCAAGGCGCTTGGCCAGGGTCGGCCACTCCTCGTCTTCGATCCAGACCCACGCGATGTCCCTGCCGTCAGGCCGCATGGTGAGTACGCGGTGATCGTCGTAGTCACAGCCGAGGTCGTCGTAGGCGCCATCGGTGATGGCGTCGGTCAGGAACCGTTCGACGTCTCGGGAGGTGTTCAGCCCGTCCAGCTCGCCGGGGATGCAGTTGATCTCCAGGGTGGTGCTGACGGTGACTCGGAACTTGATGTAGCGCTCGGTGTCGCTCATGCTGCTGCACCTCCGTTTGGCTGGTCGAGGGTGGTGGCGAGCCGGTCGAGGAGGAGGGCCACGGCGACGATCTCGTCGGAGCAGGTGTCGCGCAGGTCGTCGTACCCGGCGCGGTGCTGGGCGGCCTGGACGAGGCGGACCTCGTCGTCGGTGAGGGCGACGTCGTGGACGACGACCCGGGTGGCGAGGATCCCGTCGTCGTCGGTGAGGGGGTTCCAGGTGGCGGTCATGCTGCTGCACCTCCGGCGTGCTCTGCGGGCCACAGGGCGTCCCGCACGTCCTCCCACAGGACACCGGTCCCGGCGTCGACGCTGATCTGCGTCCACCGGGGGTTCTCGGTGTCGTAGTAGGGGACGTGGGCACTGACGGCCTTCCCGCTGCGGATCTCGGTGCCGTGGCCGAGGGCGACGAGGTGGGTGAGGTGGGCATCGATGTCGTCGATGTGGCCGAGGGTGTCGTCGGGGACGTCGAGTTCGACGGTGGTGGAGATGGTGAGCTGGAACCGGGTCACTGGGCACCCCCGTCCCGGAGGTTGAGGACAACGGCGAGGGTGGCGGTCATGGGGCAGCGGACCCCGGCGGCGGAGCGGAGCGCCGCGTGGTCGAACCCGGTGGTGTCGGAGTGGAGGACGACGACGGCGCGGGGGCCGATGTCGTCGGTGGTGAACTGGACGATCCTGCCGGTGAACTCGTAGTCGTCCCTGGCGTCGACGCAGTCGACGAGGTCCCCGACCTGGTGGGTCTTGGCGGTGGCGCCGATGGTGTAGGCCCAATATCCGTAGGGCCTGGAGGTGTCGACGGGGTAGGTGGCTGGGGCGTTGATGGCGGCGATGAGCCGTTCGCTGGGTGTGTGTTCGGTCATGGTCAGTCCTCCAGTGCGGTGACGGCGTGGGCGAGGGCGGAGTCGGGGAACACGGCGCACCACGGGCCGGCGATGGTGCGGATGTGGTCGGCGGGGAGTCCGTGCTGCCCGACGAGATCGATCACGACGCCGGCATTGGTGGCGTCCCAGGCGGCGTCCCTGGCGGCGGCCCAGGCGGCGTCCCTGGCGGCGGCCCAGGCGGCGTCCCTGGCGGCGGCCCAGGCGGCGGCCCAGGCGTCCCAGGCGGCGTCCCTGGCGGCGGCCCAGGCGGCGTCCCTGGCGGCGGCCCAGGCGGCGTCCCAGGCGGCGGCCCTGGCGGCGGCTAGTGCCTGGATCTGGGTGGGGGTGGCGGCGGCGATGGTGCGGACCGTGTCGACCGTGATCTCCCAGGTCGGGCCGAACGTGTCAGCGAGGTCGGCGTCGGTGACCTCGCGGTGGGTGAGGAGCGCTACTTCGATGTCGTGCCACTCGGTACCGACGGCGTCGTTGAAGGTGGTGCCCCAGCCCTGGCGTTCGGCGACCTGTCGGATGAGGTAGGCGTCGCCGGGGGTGGGTTGGCAGGCCCGGATGGCGCCGTGGAGGCAGGTGGGTGCCTCGGTGTCGGCGGGGTCGCCCCAGGTGCCTTGGGTCCATTGGTTGCCGTGGTCGAGGCGGGTGAGGATCTGGTCGGTGTTCAGGCTGATGGTCACGCCGTCACCGCCGCGAGCTGCTCGGCGGGGCGGGTGACCTCTGCGGTGACGTAGCCGAAGTCGCGGTAGGTGTTGCCGCCGCCGATTCCGTCTCCACACAGGGCGATGGCGGCCTCGGTGACCGGGTCGGCATGGAAGTGCCGAGGGGTCAGGTCGCCGAGGTGGGCGCAGTCGAAGCCGAACCACCAGATCTCGTCGTCGTCCCTGCTGTCGGCGTAGGTCAGGCCGCCGTGGACCGTGATCTCGTAGTGGTCGTTGTAGGCGTCGCCGTGCCACGGGTGGGCGGTGTCGATGCCGACGTAGCCGCACAGGTGGCCCGAGGGGTGCCGGATGATGAGGCAGTGGAGGCCGGTGGTCTCGTCGTTCCACAGGGCCTTGTCGGGTTCGTCCTGCCACGGTCCCGGGGGGAGCGTGGCCTTGAGGTTGGTGTCGGTGGTCGTGGTGGTCTCGGTCGTGTTCAGAGGCATGGCGAAGAGCCCTCCTTGAGGGGTCGTGGGTTGGTGGAGTTGTTGCCCCGGCGCCGGTGCGGGCGGCGCCCCCGGCCCCTTTGTCGGGGCTGCGGGTTCGGCGCCGGGGTGTGCGGGCCTGGCCGGGTCGCTGTGCCCCGTGCCGGGTCCGCAGATCTCAGGCGGCGGTGATCTCGGTGATGACCTGGTCGGTGGTGACGAGGTCGGCGGCCACGGCGGCTCGGATGGTGCGGAGTGCGTGGCCGAGGGTGTCGGGGTTGTGTGCCCGCTGGTGTGCGGCGGCGGCCATGCGGGCTTGTGTCGCCGCTGCTGTGTTGCTGCGTTTGACCATGTGATGCACGGTACACGGTGACCGTTGACCGTGCAAGGGTTTCCAGAGCAGATGAGCCGTTCGACCCACACGGCCATGCTGACGGCGAGGTGTGACAGCCCGCCCCTGGGACGTGGAAGAGCCCCCAGCTGATGGGCTGGGGGCTCCTCGTCCGTGTCCGATGGTAGGCCGTTGCGGGCCGGTTGCGGGGGGTGTGCTACGGGCCCTCCTCGGTGGTGAGGTCTTGGATGGCGGACCGCAGGGCGTCGTCGAACTCCAGCTTCCATGACTGGGCTAGGGCGTCGGAGACGGCGGTTGCGAGCGCCTCCCGGTCGAGGCCGTGGCGGGCAGCGGCCAGCTCCACCTGCTCGGCCCGGTGGAACAGTTCCCGCTCGGAGCCGGTCAGTAGTGGCCCGGAGCCGAGCGCCAAGCCCTCCGGCCCGACCTGCTCGGCCCACTTAGCAGCGGCCCGTCGGAGGTTGGAGAGTGGCGATTCGCCGGTCACGGGGTCTCCTCGGTGGAGCCGTCCGGCCAGAACAGGTCGTGGGCGACCTGTGGCGGGTTGACCTCGCCCGCCCCCGATGGGTCCCAGGTGAACCCGGGGCGCATCATCATCCGGGCCCCGGTCGGGGCCACGACAACGTCCTCACCATCGGCGTGGTACCTGATGCCACTGAAGCCCTTGCCGAAGATGGTGTTGCCGATGAGTCGCACCGCCGAGGCGTACGGCAGGCCCTCGACCCCGCCGTACACCTTCGAGTTGACGAGCATCGTGTTGCTGCCCACCGTGATGTCCCCCATCACCGACGCTCCGTCGATGACGGCGTCAACGTACCACCGCCCCGCTGGGTCGATCTCGCCGGTGTGGTGGCCGGTGGTGACGACGAGCCCATCGGCCGCCTTGATCTCGGCAAGGGCCGGTACGCGGGGCCGATGTGGGCGTCGAAGCGCCCGGGCCCGGGGGCGAAGGGCAACGTGACGCCGGGGACGGCGGCCCGGGTGATGCTGGAGGCGTCGTGGCTGGTGGGGGCGCATGTGACGTCGCATCAGTGGCGGCACACGTTCGCCTTGGAGCACGCTCTGGCGGGGACCCCGATGCCGATCCTGCAGCGTCTCCTGGGCCACGAGTCGATCAGCAGCACGGAGGTGTATCTGAACGCTGCTGCGATCGATCTACACGACTACGTACTCGATGCGACGTATCTGGATCGTGGGTGACTCGGTGGGGGAGGGGGCCCTCAGGCCAGCGTTGGGATGCCTAGCCGTGGTCCCCTCCCCTCCCCGGTGAGCCTACGGCGGTGACGCAGCGAGGCCCCGGGGGCGACTCCCGGGGCCTCATGTGTGGCCCTGGTCTTGGCGGACGGGCCGTGGGTGATTCTACCTGTTACGGTCAGGTTGCGGGGGGCGGCGGTCGGCCTGCCGGTCGAGTGCCCGTTCCAGTGCCCGGCGGTGGAGGTCGGTGACCCGGTCGTCGTCGGGGTTGCCGGCGGCGACGGAGATCCACCGCCAGGGGATGAGGCGTGCCCGGCATTCGGTGACGGCGTCGAGGTGGATGTCGGAGTCCATGCCGAGGGGGGTGGACCAGGCGACCCGTTCGAGGGGGTCGGTGGGGGCCAGGGCGGCGTAGGCGTCGTGGTCGGTGGCGCCTCGGTCGCGGGCCTCGGCGAGCCGGCGGGCGAGGTCTTCGGGGACGTCTTGTCGGGGCCTGGTCACGAGCACGAGGGTACGGCCTCCGTCCTGGTCCGGTAGATGATCGTACGACATGTGTTGATTATCAACCGGATCGGGTTTACGATCAAGGGGCGGTGCTGGTCCGGACGGCGGACCGGACCGCACGCCGGAGCCGGCCCCAGGTGGACCCCCTCCACCACCGGGGCCGGCCCCGTTCCCCCTACCGCCGACCAGCGAGGTGACAGACCATGAGATGGGGATCGAACAGCACGACCGGCGACGAGGTGGCCGCCGAGGACCTCGGGATCGACGACGTCTTCGAGCACGCCGGATGCGAGGACTACGCCGAGGGCACCGAGTTCCGGGTGACCGGCGTCGAGTACTGCGGCGACGGTGTGCACTGCATCATCTACGTCCACCACGCCCAGTACGGCGACGAGAGCTTCTACTACTCCCGGGCCCAGGCCGTGAAGCTGGTGAACGCCTGATGTGGGGCCGAGGCAAGAAGACCGAGGCGCCCAACGGCGCCCCCTCGAGCCGGCCCCCGGCCCGCCGCCCCCAGGGCCGCACCGGGTGGGCTGGGACCGCCACCCGCACGGCGTCCCGGGGAGCCTCCCGGGGCTGGGGTGCCGCCAAGGGGTTCGGGGCCGATGTGGCCACCGAGGCCCGCAAGCAGGCCCCGACACGGGCCCAGGCCCAGACCGCTGCCCGCTCGGCCGCCGTGCGAGGCGCTGCCCGTGGGTGGGGCGCCGCACGGGACCAGGTCGCCCAGTCCACCCCCCGGTGGGGCCGGTCCGGTGATTGGAAGGAGGGCGGATCGTGGCTCCGCTGATCGCCTTCATCGCACAGTCCACCGCCATCGACAGCAAGCTCGGCGAGGCGAAGAGCACCATCGAGTACTACGCCAGGTGGGGTGTCTACGCCGTCATCGTGATCGGGTTCATCCTGCTCCTGATCGGCGGTGCCACCGGGGAGATCCCCCGGGGCGCGATCGGGGCCGTGATGAAGCGGCCGTTGATCATCGGAGTCCTGCTCGGTGGTGCCCTGTGGGTCATCATCACGTGGGTCATGACCACCGGGAACGCACTGATCTCGGCGGTGTTCGGGTGATGACCGACCGGCGCCTCGCCGCCCTGTGCCTCTGGGGAGGGCTCGCCGCATCCATGGCCGCCAACGCCCTCATGGCCCCAGACGTCACCGCCGGAGCGACCCGCATGGTCGCCCCCGTCGGGCAGCTCCTCGCGTTCGAGCTCATCGTCCGGGGCCACCGGGTCGCCGGGTGGCGGCGGGGTGTGATCTCCATGTTCGGCGCGTCGGTGTGGGCCATCGGCGCCGCCGTGTCCTACGGGCACATCTCGGCCTACGTCCGCCTCACCGAGGAGGCGTGGATCGCCACCGTCTACCCGGCCCTGGCGGATCTGATCATGACGATGGGTGGCCTCTACCTGCTGTGGGCCCGACCGGATGAGGACGTGGCCGAGGTCGAGCCAGCCGGCAGCCGGGTAGTCCCCAACCCGCTGCCCGTGACGGCTCCCGACCCGGAGGCGGGCGGGGGCCACGGGCACCGCCTCCGGGTCGTCCACGCCGACGACGCCGACCCGGCCCCGATCCCCGTGCCCGCCCCGGCACCGGCGCCGAGGCCGAGCAGGAAGCGGACGGCACGGAAGGCGGCCGGCCAGCACGACCCGGCCACCGTGGCCCGGGCCCGGGAGCTCCTGGCCGACGGGACGTCGGTGTCGGAGACGGCCCGTGAGGTCGACGTGCCCCGCAAGACGGTCAGCAACTGGGCGCGGGACATGAAGGAAGAGCGAGCAGAGGAGAAGGTGGGATGAGGATCGAGGTCGACAACCACACGTTGGCGGCGCTGGTCGCCGCCGACGTGGCCCGGTGGCCCGGTGAGCCGGAGCTGCCGACCGAGGCCGCTGAGCGGGCCCAGCTCGTAGCGGTCGAGACCTTGCGCCACGGTGACGGGGTCTGGGCTCTGGCCCCGGACACCTGCACGGGCCGGGTCCAGGAGCTCCTCGACGCGCACGACCGGGCCACGGCCTCCGAGCCCACGGCACCGCTGTGGCGGCGGCAGCGGGTGTGGCTGGCGGTCGGAGTCGGGATCTGGCTGGCGTCGCTGCCTGTGGCCATGTGGGCTGTGCTCCCCGGTGGCGAGCCGGCCCCGGTCGACTACGGCCCGATCAGGGTCACCAACGCCGGTGGCTACGAGATGACGTGCTCGGTACCCGCCCAGGACGACGAGGCCATCACGCTCCACTGCCCATGGTCGGACGTGGACCGGTGACCCGCATCCGTCGCCTCCTCGCATGGTGGTGGGCCACCGCCCGCCACGCCTGGCGCCCCGCAGCAGCCGCCGGAGCATGGTGGCCATGGTGGTGCCTCGACCACGACGCCCGCGACGTCGGCCGGGCCTGGACCCGGGACATCGCCGCCGCCCAGCTCGCCGGGACCACCGGCCAGGAGCTCGGCGACCTCCACGCCGCCCGCCGGGCCCGGATGGCCGAACTCGCCACCCCCGTCGAGGAACGGGCCGCCGCTGCCGCCGTCGTCGCCCTGGCCGTCTCAGTCGTGGCCACCGTGGCCGGCGCCACCGGGTGGCTCACCGTGGCCGCCGTGGTCCTCCTGGCCGTCGTGGCCGGAGCGGCCATGGCCACCGCCACCGTGGCCGGTGACGACGGGGTGGCCGCCGCCGTGGCCGGAACCGCGTTCGTGGCCAACACCGCGGTGATCGTGGCCGCCCTGTTCCTCACGGCCGTGGCCACGGTGGCCGCCGTGGTGGCCGCCGGGTGGTGGCTCGTGGCCGGTGGCCGGTGGCTGGCCATCGCCGTCGTGGCCATCGTGGCCGTGGCCGCCGGTTGGCCGGCCGGGCGTCTGGCCGTGGCCATGGGCCTGGTGGCCAGCCTCCGGCCGCAGGTGGCCACCGAGGTCGACGACGACCCGGCCACGGGTGGCCGCCTGGTGGCCGCCGCCGTCATGGCCGCCGTGGCCACCAAGATCCCCGCCGTGGCCAGGGCCCTGGCCGCCGGTCATGAGGCCAGGTGGGCGGAGCGGCCACACCACACCGGCCACGGCGAGACCGGGGTCCTCGAGCTCCCGGGAGGGGTGGCCGCCGACGACGTGGCCAAGGTGGCCGCCGGGGTCAGCTCGGCCATGGACGTCGCCCTCGACCGGCTCCGCCTCGGCCACGCTGGCCGTGGCCACTCGGCCGGCCGGCTCCGGGTCACGATCCTCGACGAGGACCCGGCCGACGTGCCATGGCCACTGGCCGACCCGGCCACCCCCGTCGACCTGTGGCGGGTGCCGATCGGCCAGACTCTCGACGGGGAGACGGTGGCCATCCAACTCGCCGACCGGAACGTGATCATCGGCGGCCAGTCCGGCACCGGGAAGACCACTGCCGCCCTACGGCCGCTGGTGGCCGCCGCCGCAGCTGCCGGCGCCGGGGTCCGATGCGTGTGGGCCAAGGGCGGCAGTGATGGCGCCCCGCTGGAAGGCAGGGTGGCCAGCTCGGTGACGACCGCCGACGACGACGAGGCCGCCGAGGCGGTCCTGGCCGGCCTCCGCCACCTCGACGCCGTGTGGCGGGCCAGGGCACCCGAGTACAAGGCCAGGGGCTGGTCGAGGATCACCCCGGAGATCCACGCCACCCCCGGGTTCCAGCTCGAGCTCCTGTCCGTGGACGAGATGGCCGAGGCGGTCGAGCACCCCGTGCACGGCCCGGAGATCATCCGGCTCGGCGGGGTCGTGGCACGCAAGGGAGCCGGGTACGGCGTGGGAGCGATCTGGTCGACGCAGCGGCCCGGGTCGCTCACCAAGGCCGCTGACCTGCTGAAATCCTGCGGGACGGCGATCTGTTTCGCCGTGGACGAGTGGCGTGATGGCAACGCGGTGCTCGGCCCCCGGGCGCACAGCCGTGGCTGGGCACCGTCGGACCTCTCCCAGGACGACGCCGGGATGTCGTGGCTGGTGGTGGAGGGCAAGGGCCGCCTGGTCCGCTGGCCGAAGGTGTCGGCTGAGGCCATCGTCGAGCGCCTGGCCGGTGTCGTGCCGCCGGTCCCGGTGGCTGAGGCGGTGTCCCGTGGCCAGGTCCTGGACGACGTGTTGGGCTGCTACGGACCGTCCGACGACGGGGTCCAGGTGGCGTTCGTGCTGGAGTCCCTGCGGATCGTGAACCCGGACCGGTACGGCGCGATGACGGAGCAGGCGCTGCGCGACCTGGTGGCCGTGAAGACGCGGCGGTTCCGCCCGGAGCCGGGCGGCCGGCAGGTCTGGGGTTGGCGGCAGATCGACGTCGTCGCCGCGTTCGAGCAGGAATTCGATGTGACGGCCCCTGACTAGGGGGTTCGTCCGGCCGTCACAGTGCCACGCCGTGTTTTCCCTGGTCGGGGGCGGTGTGACGGTGTGACGGTGAGGTCACACACCATCCGGGTCCTGACCAGGGGAAACGTCCAGTAGGGGAGTGTGAGCGCTCCCCGCGTCACGGCCCAGAGGAGGGCGATGTGAGAACAGGAATCGTGAAGGGAATCGTCGGGCTCCTGGTGCTCGGCGTGGTCCTCAAGGTGCTGACCAGGGTGGCCGAGGCGGGCGCCGCCGCTCCCGGCCTCGGGGCTGTCGTCCTCGTGTTCGCCGTCGGGCTCCTGGCCGCCAACATCCGGTGGCGGGCCCGGGCCCGGCGGGAGCTGGCCGAGGCCCGGGCAGCGGCACCGAAGACGTCGGCCCGGGTGGCCGAGCTGGAGGGCGAGCTACGGGTGTCGGACCTGACGAACCGGATGCTGCTCCTCCCGATGCAGGGCACCGAGCCGGTGAAGGCGGCCAGCTGGGTGAACGGGAAGCTCACCGAGGCGGAGTGGGCGCCGGCGGCGATGCGGACGTGGGAGACGGCGCACGCTGTCCAGCGGGAACAGCGAGCCAAGACCAGCGTCGAGGATCTGCTCGACCCGTCCGACGAGCGGCTCTGGCTGGACGACTTCATCGCCGCCGGCCGGACCGGTCGGACGACGCTGCGGGCCAGCCGCCGCGACCGGCGCCGCCTCGAGGATCTCGACCTGTGATCCGGGTCGTGGCCGCCGCTGTCGTGGTCTGGGTTGTGTGGCTGGCCGTGATCGGTGTCGTCCCCGGCGGGCGGCGGGTGACCCTGATCAGCCGCATCATCGACGGGGACACCGTCGTGGACCGGGCCGGACGGCGGATCCGGGTGGGGCGGATCGATGCCCCCGATGGGGGAACCGTCCGGGGCAGGTTGGCGACGTGGCGGCTCCGGTTCCTGCTGTGGCCCCGCCTGGTCGTGGTCGTCCCGACCGATGTGGACGACTGGGGTCGGGAGGTGGGCCGGGTCTGGGTGCTCGGCGTGGTCCCGGTGCACTGGTTGATGGTGCTGTCTCTGGGTGCGGCGCCGTGGGATTGGTCGAAGTCGAAGTCGTCGCCGCTGCGGAAGTGGTGGTGGCGGGTGCTGGTCGGGAAGCGGGGGTGACGGCGATGGTCGTGGCGGTGGTGACGGTGCTGGTGGCCGGTGTGGCTGGCTGGTGGGGGTGGGGGGTGACGGACGAGCCGCCGGGTCCTGGTGGTGAGCGGGCGCCGTTCGTGGCCCGGGTGGCGGTGGCGGCGGTGCCGGTGGCGTGCGTGGTGGTGGCTGGTCTGGGGGTGGGGATCCTGTTGGAGGTGGCCTGGTAGGGTTCGGGCAGCGACGGGGACGGCCCTCACCTTCGGGTGGGGGCCGTTCTGCGTCTAGGTATCGGTACCTATCTGCATAGATCCTCTTGACACCCTATGCATAGGGTTGTACATTATCTATATGCACACCGACACCAACCGCACCCGCCGCCTCCACAGCCTCGAAGCCCTCAACGCCCGCCAGGCCGCCGGGATCGACGAGATCGCCGCCATCCGAGCACTCATCGCCCGCACCGCCGCCACCCGCATCACCCTCTGACCCACCAGCCCCGGCCCCGGGGGGCCACAACCCCCGGGGCCACCCAACCCACCAGGAGCCAGCCATGACCACCCTCGCCGAGATCGAGACCCTCCTCAACCAGGCGATCAACGTCCGCCACCGGGCCGACAGGCTCAACCCCACCTACCGGCCCCTCCAGTTCGACGAGGCCGTCACTACCCAACACGCCTGCAACTGGGCCGCCGGGTACGTCCACGACCTCTACCCCGATGGCCAGCTCCCCCGCCCCGAGCGGGACAACACGATCATCGTGCCCCGCTACGAGGACATGAGCGATGACGAGATCCTCGCCGGCCAGATCGACCGGCTCCGGTCCGCCCTGGTCGAGGCCGTCGTCGCCTACCTGCCCGAGACCTCCCACGCCGTCCTCGCCGAGCACGATGGCCAGCACCCCGACGGGTTCCACCGGCTCGTCGTCGACCGGGCCGCCGGGATCGTCCGTGACGGGATCCGCGGCGAGGACTGATCGACCAGCGAAACGGGCCGAGGCCCGTCGTCCTCGGGTGTCGCCGGGGGCCTGATGAGCAGACACAGGAGCCAGCCATGACCACCGCCATCCTCGCCATCACCACCGACGGACTCGGAGACGAGCGGGCCGCAGCCACCGCCGACATCGACCGGATGAACGCCGCCCTCCGAGAGCGTGCCGCCGACAAGCTCGACGACGACGTCACCCTCGTTGAGACCCAGGACGAGCTGAACCTCCTCATCGCCGGGAACGGCTACCAGGGCGCGCCCTGGCACATCATCGACGAGATCTATGAGGCCATCGTCTGCGACGAGACCTTCTACGCCGATGAGGACTGACCCGATGGTCGACGTCACCGCCATCCTCGACGCCGCCGACCAGGCCGTCACCGCCGCCGAGACCACCCACGAGCAGGCCAAGGAGGCACGGACCGCCGCCGAGTCCGCCGCCACCACCGCCCACGCCGACCTCGTCAAGGCCCGCCGGGAACGGGCCAGGGTCTGCGCCTCCCTCAACGAGGGCGGGGTCTCCTTCGAGTCCCTCGCCCAGCACCTCGGCCTGTCCCGCTCCCGGGCCCAGCAACTTGTCGAAGCCGGACGGAAGCTCCTCGCCGAGGAGGACGCCGGGCACTGACTGGGTCGAGGTGGCGTTCACCGCTGCGGGGGCGCCACCTCGGGCGGGAGGTACGGGAAGCTCGACGCCGGCGGCCGGGTCTCGGCCTTGAAGTAGCCGGCCACGAGCCCGACCGCCCAGCCGGCAGCGCTGGCGATCCCGGTGACAGCACCGGCGGTCAGCTCGACACCGTAGAGGTGGAGCGCCACGGCGACGATGACGGCGACGATGAGGCTGGTCACGCTCTGGACGGTGACCTTGGCCGACGGGAGGCTGGTAGTTGGGGTCACGGGGCTTCTCCGTTCGATGTCGAGGGCCGAAGGGCGGCCATCTGAATGGGGAGCGGGTCGATACCGTTGCGGCGCAGCTCAGTCGCCAACGCCACGACCACGACCCGGAGCTCGTCGATCTCGTCGTGAAGGCGGGTCATCTCGGCCTCGGCCCGCCACGTGTCCCGGAACGCGGCGAAGTCGGCGGCGTCCTGGTCGTGTTCGTCCCGGTCCCGTTCCCGGAAGTGGCGGAGGAGCTCGGCGGCGAACGCCCCTGCGCCGCCTCCGGTGACGAGTGCCACGGCGAGGCTGGCCAGGTGGCTCATGCAGCGACCCGGTAGGAGACGTTGAGGGTGAGGAGGTCCCCGGCGGCGACGGCGGCGGTGAAGCCGGACAGGCCGACGAACGGGTTGTTCGACTCGTCGTTGGTCCGGATGAACGTGGCGGTCGTCAGCGCCGAGCGGTAGGCGATCAGGGGGTAGTTGTTCCCGGTGGTGGCGTCGACCAGGAACCCGTAGCCGATCGCTACCGAGAACGCGGCTGCGGGGGCGACGGGGAGGCTGACGGTGACCGGTTGGGACACGGTCCCGGTCCCGGAGATCGTGCAGAACATCGCCCCGGTCAGCCATCCCTGGGCGATCACGTAGGCGCCCTCGTTCACGGTCTTCGCGATGTCGGGGGTGGCGCCGCCCTGGCCGATGGTGGGGGTCCAGCTCTGTTGGCCCGGTAGGAGGCTGTTGAGCTTGGCGGCGCTGAGCCGCTCACCGGCGTAGAACAGGGTCATGGCTGGAACGCTCCTGGGCTCGGGTCGGCGGTGTCGATGGTGCGGCCGTAGATGTCGACGGCCATGAACAGGGAGAGGTCAGCGATCGAGGCGCCGGCCCCGACAAGGCTCGAGGCGGGATCGAGGTCGAACGCTGAGCCGTGGCCGCCGCCGGCGTCGGCGTCTCCTACCGCTCCGATCGCTGGGACCGTCCCGACGAAATCGGAGGCGGAGGCGTCGACTTCGCCGGTGGCGGGGGAGGCGTTGTCCACGATGTTGTTCCGGAGGACGAACGCGTTGGTGATCGCCGCGGGGAAGGTACCGACGAACGGGGAGCCGTAGCCGGCGAGGTCGACGGAGTCGTCACCCCAGCAGGTGTTGTTGATGACCCACGTGGGGGAGGTGCCGTACTCGGTGAGGATGTCGGTGTCGTTGGTGCCCTTCTCGATCCGGGCCCTGAACGTGGCGTGGGCCCCGGACTGGGGGTGGGAATAGGCGACGTTGAACCCGAACCGGATCCCGGACAGGCCGATGTAGCCCATGATGTTGACGCTGGACCCGTCGGTGTTCGTGAGGTTCGAGTCGTGGACCCGGTTGGCCCACACCCAGATCTGGGGGTCGACGCCGATGAACCAGGCGGGCCGGTTGTCGATCCCGGACGCGACGTAGCAGATCCCGAGCGGGGCGCCCGAGACGGCGTGCCCGACGTGGAAGTCGTTGTCGTAGATGTACGCCCGTTCCGTGCCCGGTTTGACGTCGATGCCATCGGCTGACCAGTCAGAACAGACGTTCCCTCGGATCCAGCAGTCGAGCGCCCGGGACACCCAGCCGGGGGACGCGCCCCGGCCGAGGTAGATGCCCTCACCGAAGTTCGAGGCGGTCTGCCCGACCCCGTCGACGGTGTTGCTCTCACAGACGAACCACTGGGAGAAGCCCCATTCGTTCCCCGACCCGGCCGGTGCGGTGCCGCCGGAAGCGGCGATGGTCTGGAACCAGCCCTGATGCTGGATCCCGTTGTGGCCACAGTTCTCGACGGCGCAGTAGGCCAGATAGGCCGGGTTGGCCTCGGTCCCGCCCCAGTTCTGGGTCCGGATCCCGAACTGGCCGCCCGTCACGTTGAACCCGACGCCCCACACGTGGGTGGTGTTGGTGAGGTCGAGGACAGGCTGGTTGCTGGCCTGGCTGGTGCCGGTGACGTAGACCCCGTCGGCGCAGGTCACGATGATCGGGACCCCGGGGAGGCCACCGGCCGGTGAGGTGGTCATGGTCGCCCCGGTCGTGAGCCCGTACCGGGTGCCCCTGGCGTCGAGGTCGGCGGTGAACCCGCTCGTGACCCGGACCAGGTCGCCGGGGACCGCGGCGGCCATGGCGGTGGCCCACTGGGCGGAACTGGTGACGGTGCGGGTGGTCCCGCCGGTGGAGGCGACCCAGTCGTCGAGGATCCCGTCGAGGTCAGCCCGGGTGATCTTCGCCGAGCTCGTGTAGCCGAGGGCGGTGAGCACGTGGTCCGGGGTGCCGGGCACGGCCAGGTCCTGCTGGGTGCGGAACCCGGCGACGGTCGGCGGGGTGACGGTGTCGAGCGAGTACGCGGCGGCGATGTTCCCGAGCTCGGTGGCGGTGAGGGCCCGGTCGTAGACCAGGCCGGCCTGCATCGGGGTCGTCCCGGCCCGGTTGGCGAGCGAGTCGATGGTGGGCCGGAAGAACCGGACGCTGCTCGGGGTGATCGTTCCGACGCTGGCGATGCTGGCCGGGGTGGACAGGCCGAGGCCGGGGACGTAGATCCGGAGGGCGCCGGAGTCGAGGGTGGCGGCGACCATGAACCGGGCCCCGTCGACGAGGTTCAGGCCGTCGGACGGCAGGTAGTTCCGGAACGCGGTGCCGCTGGCGCCGCCGGCGTTGACCCACAGCTCCCGGGCGCCGGACCCGCCGTGGGAGATGTTGAGGCCGTTGGTGTTGGCCGACTCGCAGCTGACGAGCCGGTGGAAGGTCCCTGCGGCGTCGGAGGCGTCGTAGACCCCGACGAACACGATGGTCAGCGCCCCGCTGCTGGGGGTGAAGGCCGGGGTGTAGTCGGTGTCGATGTGGTCGTCGACGCCGTCGGGGTCCCACACGTCGACCGTGGCGGCCGTGGTGACCGTGGGGTCCTGGGCGTCGGCGCCGGACGTCGAGCCGAGCTCGGCGACATACGGCTGCCCGGTGGCGAGGTTCGTGGCGGCCGGGTCGACCCCGGCGTCGACCCACAGCACGAGGCCGCTGGTCGGGATCGACGGGGTCGGTGCCGGGGCGGACACCGCTGCGGGGGTGGCGGTGGCGGCGTGGCCGAGGCTGAGCCGGAGGGGCCGGGCGACCCGGACCGGGGCGCCGGCAGCGTGCGCCTTCGAGACCCCGTTCACGGCCCGGGTGACCCCGGTGAAGGTCTGCGTCCCCGCCGTGCTGACCCCGGCGGCCGTGACCAGCTCCCCGCCGACCTCGAGGTCGAGGGGGTAGTTGGCGGTGTCGGTGGTCCACTGGGCGTCCGACACGGGGATCGACGTGGCGGTGGCGGTGAGCGGGGCGGCGGTGAGCGACGTCCCGTCGTCGAGGAGGCGACGGTCGGTCATTCGACCAGTTCCCCGATGAGCCACGGCTCGCCTGGTGACACGGTGAGCTCCACCACCCACGACGACGGGGTGACGGTCTCGGCGGCGTGCTGGACGAGGAGGTCGACGAGGTCGGTGGGGTGCTGGACGGGGAGGTTGGTGAGGGTGATCCGGTCACCGAGCCGGGTCGCTAACCAGGCGTCGATCAGGTGGGGAGCGACGCGGAGGTCGATGACGATGGACGGGTACCGCAACCCGGTGGTGGTGCCCAACGCCAGGCGCCACCCGGCCTGGTGGCCGTTCTGCTCGGCGATCGCGGAGGCGAGGCCGTCCTGGGTGGTGATGATCGCGGTCTGGATGTCGAGGCCTCCGACGCCGTTGACTTCGACCGAGTCGGAGTACCGGCCCCGCCGGGCCACGGAGTCGTCGTCCACAGCGACCGCGGACGACCCGCCGGTGGAGGTGACCTGGATGGTGTTCACGATGCCCTGGGTGTCGAGGACCGGGGCCAGGTCGGCGATGTCGTTCGTGGCGGCGTCGAGGGACAGGACGGCCGCCTGGTCCTCGAGGGTGTGCCGGCACCGGTAGATCAGGCCGGGGTGGCCGGTGTTCTCGATGATGATCCCGAGGTCGACAGCGGCGCAGTCGGCGAGGAGCTCGGCGAGGGTCTTCTGGCCTTGGGGGCCCATAGCCTGGGACCAGGCGAGGTCGCCTCGGATCGAGCCGGCGACGTCGGGGTCGCCGATGATCTCGGCCGGGATGCCGGACTCGTCGCAGAGCCGCCAGAATCGGTGGGCGGCGGTCTCCCCGGCCCAGGCGGTGTCGGCCCCGGCGAGCCATCCGGTGGCGAGGGCGCCGTCGTGGACGACGAGGTGCCCGAAGCTCATCCCGTCGGGTGGGCCGGTGGCTGCGGTCCCGATGTAGGTGATCCCACCGATGGTTTCGCCGGTGATGGTGTCGCCGTTCCCGCCGCCGCTGCCGGTGTCGATGTCGATGATGGTCCACGCCCAGTCGACGTCGGAGCCGTCCTGGACGGCGTCGAACCGGAACAGGATCCACTTGTCGGCGATGTCGAACAGGCCGGTGACGTTGGTGTCGATCACGCCACCGATCGGGTCGTAGGCGGTGACGGTGACGGTCGTGGCTGACACCGTGACGTGCCACCAGGCGATCGACCCGCTGGTCACCCACCCGAGGATCTGGGTTTCGGTGGGGGCGGTCTCCGGGGTCGGGATCCGGAGGACGACCTCGAGGGTCCACGCATCGGTCGGGCAGTCCGAGACCGGGGCGATCCACGTTGCTGCCTCTCCCGCGGGCACGCTGGGCAGGGCTCCGGCGGCGGGGAGGGAGTCGTCGGCGGCCATGGTGAGCCCGGTCGTGGCGAGCGGTGCGACGTCGGGGATCCCGGCGGCGAGCTGGACCGCTGACCGGCCGTCCTCGCACGGCCAGTAGGCCACGACGTTGGCCGCCCGGGCCGTCACGGCCCGGGTGAGGGGGGACCGGAGCGGGTCCTGGCCGGTGGTGAGCCGGCCGAGGACACCGCGGGCGGTGAGCGCCACCCGTGCCTCGGTGGGGCGGGGGTCGTCGAGGCCGGCCAACGGGTGGTTGTCGCCGTAGGGCCAGAACGGTTCGATGGCGGTGGCTTCACCGCAGAACCGGAGCTGGGACCGGGAGATCGCGGCGTCACCGGCCAGGGTCCAGTCCTTCCCGGCGGCGTCGGTGAACGAGGTGGTGCCCGGCTCCAACCCGGTGAAGTCGGGGTTCGCGACGACGGTCCCGTTGATCGCGTCCCGCATCTGGAATGCGAGGACCCGGCCGGCCCAGGTGGCGTCGGCCCCGGCGTTGATCGCTCCGATGGCGAGGGGAGCCGTGGTCGGGTGGAGAACCATCGGGGTGGCGGTGACGGCCTGGACGACGACGTCCCAGGTGGTGACGTCGTCGGGTGGCGAGTCGCCGTCGTACCTCCACCAGGTCGCGACCCGGTTCCCGGCGCCGTCGTCGGCGTCGACGGTGAGCGCCACCCAGATCGGGACGAGCGCGGAGATCACCGTCGGGGTCCCGACCGATGACGACACCGCCGCCCCGTCGGGCGAGAATCGGAGCGATGGCCACCCGGCGTCGATCAGGTACGCCACCCAGCCCCGCTCGTCGCCGGTCTCGGTCCAGCGGGAGGCGAGCCACCGGCGGGAGAGGAACGTGACGACGTTGTCGACCCGGTGGATCCCGGTGGACCACATGTCGGGCTCGATCCGGATCCGGAGGTCGAGGTCGACGACGTCGAAGTCCGGGTGGTCCGGGGTCGAGGCGTAGGCGCCCGTCTTGCCGGGGAGGAGCAGGGCGGGGGTGGTGCCGTCCTCCCAGTACCGGACGGGGAGCCCGACGTCGACGGCGGGCCACCACGGCGACGTGGCGAACCCGGGGGTGAGGGCCCCGTCGGCGTTGTCGAGCACGACCGGGCCGAGCTGGGACGGTTCGGTGTCGGCGACCTCGTCGCCCCGGCCCCGGGTGGTCGGGATCCGCAGGTCACCCCGGCGGGACTGCAGCCGGTCGGACAGGTCGGTCCAGGTCCAGTCGGACGGGGTGGCGGCCTCGGCGTGGTTGAACGCTGCCTCGATCCGGGAGGCGGTGTAGCCACCCTCGGCGAATGGGAGGACCACCGTCACCCTGCTCCCGCTGTCCGGCGCCGGGTTCCGAGACCGAGCTGGGCGTCACCGCCGGCGTTGACCCTCACCCACTTCTGGACGATCCGGACGAGGTCACGGTCAGCGCCGGTGACGTCGAGGGTGAGGCGGGCGGCCGGGGTCGCGCCGGCTCGTTGCGCCGTGCCGATGGCGGCCATCTGGTCCCTGGTGAACATGCCTTCGCCGCCCTGGGCGAGGATGAGCTGGTCGCTGCCGACCGGGCCGGGCACGATGCCACCGGAGTGCATCGTCGGGATGGAGAACCCCTTCCCGCCGACCCCGGGGATCCAGTCGGGCACCGTGAAGCTGAACCCGCCAACGGTCCGGTTCCACAGGCTCTTGATCGAGTTGAACGCTGACCGGAATGGGGAGGTGAGCGCCGAGGCGATCGTCGACACAGCGGATCGGAGCTGGCCGGGGAGGCGTTGGAAGAACCCGACGACGGACGAGATCCCGGAGCTGACCAGGGATACCAGTCCGCTCAGCGCTGCGGAGAAGATCGACTTGATCAGGGACCAGGCGCCCTTGACGATGTTCCAGGCCAGGGTGAGGGCGCCCTTGATGATCGCGACGATCGCCGTAAACGCGACCTGGATGATCACCCAGATCAGTTGCACGGCGGCCGAGATGATCGACCAGATGATCTGCCACGCCCCCGACGCGATCTGCTTGACGGCGTCCCACATCCCGGACCAGTCCCCGGTGAACAGGGCGACGAAGAAGTTGATGAGGCCGAGGATGACGTTGAGGGCGCCGAGCACGACTCCGGACACGAGGTCCCAGGCAATGGTGATGATGTCGATCAGGTACTGCCCGAAGTTGTCCCAGATCCATGACAGCACGGCGATCGCGGCGCCGACGATGATCTTGATCAGCTCGAACGCTGAGGAGAAGATCCCGACCACCAACGGGAGGGCGGTCTGGACGAAGTTCCGGAACGTCTCGACGTTGTTGTAGAGCCACACCAGGCCGGCGCCGAGGGCGGCGGCGGCGAGGGCGATCAGGATGAACGGGGCGGCAGCGGCGACCATCCCAGCGACGAGGGAAGCGATGGCGGGGACGACGATCGCTGCGATGACGATCCCGATCCCGGTGAGGGCGCCGACGACGAGCTCCCGGTTGTTGTTCAGGTAGTCGAAGAACAGCTTGACGCCGTTGTTGTAGGCGTCGTTGAGGGCGGTCCCGATGTCCTGGATGGTCCCGACCCACCCGGCGAAGTCGAACCCGGTGTCGGTCCCGGTGAGGGCGTCGATGAAGGTCTGCCAGACGAACGAGATCCGGTCCCAGTTGATCGAGTCGATGGCGTCGCGGGCCGCTCCGAACGCGGCTTGGATCGGGGGACCGACCACGGCGGCGAGGCGCTCGATGAGGGGGATGACCCGCCCGCCGACGAAGTTCGTGAGCCGCATGAGGGCGCCACGCTTGAAGCTCTCGATCTTCGTGGCGGCGTTGTCGTAGGCGGTGTCGCCAACGTCTTGCAGCGCCCCCTCGAAATCACCGAGACGGCTGGCGGCGGTGTCGAGATCCATGGCAAACAGGGCGTCGCCAAGATCTTCAGCCTTGGTCCCGAACAGGGCGACCGCTGCGGCGTTGCGCTCGACCGGGTCCTCCATGTCCTGTAGCCCGTTCAGGACCTGACTGAGTCCCTCCCGGGCGGACTCCCCACCTGCAGCGAACTTCCGGGTCATCTCCTCGGCGTTCAGGCCGAGCAGACGGAACCCTTCGGCGCTGGTCTTGGAGCCGTCCTGGGCCCGGATGGCGACCTCTTTGAGAGCGTCCGCAACGGTCGTCGCGTCTCTGGCCCCGGCTCCGAGGCCTTGGACCATGAGCCCGGTTGCGTCCTCGGCCGAGATGCCGATGTCGCGGAACATGGTCGAGAACTCCTGGAAGGTCTCCATGAGATCCCCGGCCCGGTCGGCGCCCTGCTGCACGCCGCGGGTCAGGATGTCCATGGACTCCTCGCTGGAGTCGGCGATCCCGGTGCGGATCATGTTCGAGATGGCCTGGGTGGCCATGTCGACGTCCTGCTCCATGACGTCCGTGAAGGTCAGGAGCTTCTCGGTGACCCGCTGGATGTCGGCATCGGCTGCGTCCTCGGGGACCAGGCCGGACCGCCACACCTTCTTCAGGACGTCGCCGACCTCTCCGACGGAGTCCCCGAAGGCGTTGACGTAGATCTCGCCGGCGATGGCGCCCATCCGTTCGCCGAACTCGGCGTTGCCGAGCTGGGCGGCGAGACGGTCGGTGGCGACCTCGGCGTCCATGGCCGAGGTGAGGCCCGTGACGAGGAGGGCCCCGGCGGCAACACCGGTGGCCGTCAACGCCGTGGTGAAGACGTCGCCGACCTTGGTGGCCGCCGTCCGGACCGAATCGAGGCCGGAGCTGACCCCGGAGGAGATGCCCTCCGCGATCCCGGACCCGACCTTCTTGGCCGCCGACGCGATCTTGCTGTCGGACAGGGCCTTCTTCAGCGGCCCGGAGATCTTGTCGCCGATGTTGCGGAGCTCGTCGAGGCCGGTGGTGACGTGGGAGGCGATGTCGCTGCCGAGCTTCTTGGCGGTGGTGACGGCCTTGGTGCTCGACACCGCCTTGGCGACCTGGTCGCCGATGCCCCGGATCTCCATGATCCCGGACCGGATCCCGTCGGCCAGGTCCGACCCGATCTTCGTAGCGGCGCTGACCACGCTGGTCGCTTTGAGGGCGTCACCGATCCGGTTCCCCGCCGCCCGGAGCCGATCAGCGATCCCCTTCGTGACCTGCTCCCCGGCCTGCTGACCGGCGTCCTTCGCAGCGTCGGAGACCCCCTTCGGAATCGACTTCTTCGCCGCGTCGGTGACCCCCTTGGAGATCTGCTTCCCGGCGTCGTCACCAGCCTTCTTGGCGGCCTTCCCGATCCCGTCACCGATCTGGCGGGACACCTCACCGGAGAAACCGGCCATGACCGGGATGATCCGTACTGCAGCTACGCCGACCTCGGAGATGTCGCTCAACGAACCCTCCCCTCGTTCGGCCATCACGGGCCGTTACGGTGCGAGGCCATGAAGCGACGAGCACTGATCACCACCGCTGTCGTCCTGCTCGGACTCGCAGCGTGCGACACCGACACCGTCACCTCGGCGGCCGACGACCCGGCCCCGGCGTCGACCGACACGACCACCCCGGCCACCGAGCCACCAGACACAGAACCAGCCGCCCCGGACATCTCGATGCCCGACTGGTGCGTCCCAGCCGAGCTCGCTGACCTCGACGCCGTCCAGGCGGCACTCGCCGGTTCTGGGAACACGCTCGCCGACGCGTTCACCGTGACCGACGCCGCTGGCTACCGGTACCTCGTGGCCAACATCAACGACGCCGCCGGTGAGCGACTGTCGTCGGCCGACATCTGGATCTTCGACCCGGAACCCGGGCCGCTCGGGCCATTGTTCGCAGCGTCGAGCAGCGCCGAGGAGTACTCGATTCTGCCCTCCGCTGAGAACCTTCCCGCCGCTGACCCGTTCGGCCCCGATGTGTACGCGCTCACCGACTGCGTCATCGCCTCCGCACAGCTGCGCAACGCGGCTGCCGCCGGAGCAGCGCCGTCAGGCGGTGAGTGCGATCCGAACTACGAGCCGTGCGTGCCACCAGCGGAAGATGTCGACTGTGCCGGTGGAGACGGGGACGGCCCGGCCTATGTCGAGGGCCCGGTGAGTGTCGTTGGTGACGACGTCTACGGCCTTGATCCCGACGGCGACGGGGTGGGCTGCAACTGACCGTTGGCGGCTGGTTGAGGGCCGTACCGGGCGAGGAGCGCCTTGACCTCGTCCGGTGACCGGTCCGTCCGACCGTAGTGGACCTGGCCCGGCTGCTTGGCTTTCGGCGACAACGGCTTCGGCCGCCCACTGCGTTTCCCGGTCCGCTGCCAGTTCGCCGACGCCAACAAGTCGTGGATGAAGTACAGCAGGTGATCAGTACGGCTGATCCCATCACCCCCGACCTGTTGGGCCAGCTGGCTGGTCGGGTCGTCTAGGAGGACCCGGACGCAGCCTTCGACTTGCCAGACCTTGAGCGCGTAGAGGTCGATGCCCCGGATCGCGAGGTCGGCTTCGAGCGCCTTGCGGCTCGGTTCGGCGGCGAGGATGGCGTCTGTGCTTTTCCCACCTCGTCCTCGTCGTTGAGGCCGGAGTGTGCCTGCCATGCCTCGAGGACCATGACCATCACGCCGGGTTCCATCTGCTGGAGCGCCTCCCACGCCTCGGGGGCCATGTCGGCGAACGCGCTGGTCCTGTCGGCCGGGTCGTCGGCCTGCATCTTGGCTGCTGCGGCCGGGTCGACCATCTTGGCGTGAGGCAGGTGGTAGGTGAACCCGTCGTAGCCGATGAAGGCGAACGGCTGGTAGATCTCCTGGGCCTTGGACCTGGCCTCGCGGGCGTCGAACGTCACGAGGCGTCCAGTCCGAGCGCCCAGGCGTCGTCGTTGGAGAACTTCTGGGCGATGTTGCCGTTCTCGTCGGGGTAGGCCCGGAGGGTGATGGGCAGGGCGATGGGCTGACCGTTGGCGTACATGATCTCTCCCCGCTCGACGATCTCGCCCAGGCCGAGCGAGATCCGGAGCAGCTTCGGGCCGTCGAGGACGTCGAGCACGAACCGGGACGGGTCGGCCACCACCGGCTTGATGTCGATCTGGTAGCCGAGCCCCTCGAGGTCGGGAGTGATGACGGAGCCCCGGTGGAAGGTCTGGAGGGTGGCGCCGTTGATCTCGATGAGGGTGGCGGCCAGAGACAGCTTCGACTCGGTGGTCGAGGAGCGGACCTGGACGGCGTTCTGCCAGGCGATGATGTCGTCGACCGAGTCCTCCCATGACTCGGTGACGCCCTCGTCGGAGATGTAGCCGAGGCTCACGTAGCTGGCGTCGAGGGCCGAGGTGGCGTTGATCGGGAGCGGGGCGTCGGGTGGCCCCTTCCAGAGGGCGCCGGTGATCCCGACGCGGACGTTGCCGGCGATGAGGGTGTCGACGTAGGACATGGGTGATCTCCTTGGACGCGCAGAAGCCCCCTCACCGGGAGCCCTGGTGGATGGGGGTCGGGTTGGGGGTTAGGAGCTGGTGCCGGGGACGAAGTGGATGACGTCGTCAGCCCGGTAGATCAGGTCGTAGGTGAGCCACCCGATCGGGGTGCCGGTCTCGGGGTCGTCGACCGGGGCGGCGCCCTTGAAGACGTTGACCTGGTAGACCATCACGCCGAAGTCGTCGTTCCCGGCCAGGGCCCGGAGCGCCGTGCGGGTGGTGTTGGCCAGCTCCATGGCCCGGGGTTCGGTCTCTGCCCAGTGCTGCACGTCGAGCCGGTAAGTGTCCCGCACCGGTGGCACTTCGGGGGCGGGGAGCCGGCGGGCGACGATGAGCTCGGCCGGTCGGTCGGCGGGGACCCGGGAGCCGACGAGGATCGGGGCGTGGAGGGCGGTGAGGAACTGGACGCCGAGCAGGTGGGGGTCTTCGAACGCCACGGCTCACCTCCTGCCCGACGGGCTACGATCGGGGGTCCTGGGAGCCGTGCTCTCCCGGGCACGCCGGGACCTGGACGTGCCTCGGGTACTTGGCTTGCGGTCGGCCATGAGCGGAGTACCGCAACGATGCCTCACGACGGTGACGGGATCGGAGGGAAGTCCGAACATGGTCCAACGGGGCTCATGGCCGACCGTCAGGACCATCAGGCGGCCTGGCCAGTCCCGTCGCAGACGTGGCACGGAACGGTCCGGGCGCCGAGCCAGCCCTGGCCTCCGCACCGGACACACGGAGTCGGTTCGACCAGCGGGACCGGCGGAGCGAGGCGCTCCACAGCTGCAGCGATCCGGGCCAGGTGCCCGTCGACCCGGCGGGCCGTGGCCGTGATCTCGTTGAGGGCGGCGGCCAGGAGCTCCTGGTCGGTCACCCGGCCGCCTCGACGGCCCGGGCCATGATCCGGTGCTTCAGCTCGATCCGCATCGGGACCCCGGATACCAGGGCGCCGGCACGGACCGGCCCGACCCGGACATCGGCCACGATCTCCCAGTCCTCCTCGGCGGCGAGTTCGGCTTGGAGGACGGCGGCGACCCGGTCGGCCCGGGCCTGCAGGTCGGCCTGCACGCCGGGTGATTTCAGAAGGGCCCGGATCCCGGCCCGGTTCGCCTTGTAGGACTCCATCCCCGAGACAGCCATCGGGGTCTCCTATCCGGCCAGGATCCGCAGCGGGATCTCACCGTGGTTGAACGACGACGCACCGAACTGCGGGTCGGGGGGGCCGTGCACCTCGAACGTCACCGCCCCGGTCGGATGCCCGGCCCATTCGACCCGGTCGTGACCGGTGATCAGGGCGTAGTTCGTGAACAGGGTCCACTGTTGCTCCAGGACGTCCCGGCCGGTCGGGAACCGTTCGGCGTCGGAGTCCTGCTGGAATCGGCCCGTCACCGTGGTCCGGGTGGCGGCGGCCCCGTAGTCGTAGACCGGGTTCCCGTACCCGTCGGTCGTGCCGGTGTCCGGGGCGACGACCACGGCAGTGTGGATCAGGTTGTGCTCGGGGATGGCCATCAGCGGATGTGGGTCTGGATCGTGCCAGCGGTCCGCCGGTAGCCCCAGTCGATCAGGTCCTGCCGGTCAGACCGGGTGAGGACGGTCGTCACACCGGTCGACCCGGTGGCCTGCTGCCACTGCCGGGAGTACTGCCCGATCGTTTCCTGGGTGATGCCCTCGACCTGGGTGTCGGCGGTGAGGACCCGGTTCACCATCTGGCAGACCTTCCCCTTGATGTCGTCCGGCGTGATCGGATACCCGTGGTCGTAGTTGGGTCGGTACGTGTTGATCCCGGCGCCGTAGTCCTCCCACCAAGCGGGGAGCGACACGAAGGTGTCGGTGTCGATCCCGGCGATGTCGATCAGGTCGACCCCGTCGAACGTCCACCCGGCGAGGGTGAAGTCGGGGATCCCGTTGGACCCGACCGCGGTCACGGAGTTGACGGCGATGACCGGTCGCTGCGGGAGCCGGAGCTTCGTCCCGATTGGGCGGAGGACCACTTCGTCACCGGTGACCAGGTCGAAGTCCTGACGGCAGAAGCGCCGCACCTGGACCGAGGCGTTACGGATCAGAGCTGGCGCCCTGGCCCGTTGGGCGTCGGTCAGGGTGACGAACTCCTCGAGGTCGTCGACGGTGGCGAGCGGGTCGAGCCGGGCCGTTGGGTTGGCGGAGACGTCGACGAAGCCGTGGTCGACCCCGGTGGGGGTGGTCGTGGCCCAGGTCCACCTCCACCTGCCGGCGGCGGTGAGGGCGACGTCGGCGTGGTAGAGCCCCGTGCCGTCGTTGGTCGGGGTCGGGGTGGTGGTGGCCCCGGCGGGGTCGGTGACGGTGAGGGTGACGGAGACCGGGTCGACGAGGGTGTCGGCCTGGTTGGTGATGACGGTGGAGATGCGGTAGACGTCGCCGATGTCAGCCACGGAAGGTCACCTCCTCTGCG